ACGCAGGGCGCGGATAATATCTATCTGCCCCGCGGGGACAACAAGGCCCGTGGCATTTTCCATCTCCACGAAAGGACTGTTGCTCGGGACATTTGTCGGTATCTTCGGCCTCGTAGGCCAGTTCCACCAATTTGTGAAATTGTACGCATTGTTGCGGTATATGAGGGAATCAGAACGCCTCGGAAGCATTAAGATGCGCGTGATAGGATTGTGAACATCGAGTAAAAGGAGTTGGTTGGATAGGATCTCAGGGAATGAGACGCGAGTGATCTGTCGTATCAAGTACACAAGAGGCGTCGTGGCAAATATCTTTTGCTCGGACTCTGGGAGAAATACATAGGTCGTGTGTAAGGTCGGATTATAGGACCACGTATTCAGTGGAGGGACTGTCTGACCAATGTCCGTGAAGAAGTTGCGGATCTCGTGGTCGTCATTGGCGACTGGAGTATACTCGGGAATATTTCTCTGTATACTCGCGTTGTCAGCCGAGGGGGTCACGCGGAAACCGGGGGCCATGCGATTGCCTGAGGCGTCCATGAGGGTGTAGAGTTGTTGGGCCGGGTTCAGATTAATCGTGATATCGACCGTGTAGTACTGTAGACCTATGAGGGGGAGCGCAGAACCTTCTTCGGTGAACCAGAAGGGCAGGGGTACATGGACCGTGTACGCAGGGATGGAGGGGACATTCGTTTGTGCTCCAGGGGGCAGGGTCTCATCTTGATAGACCGTGGGGTATTCACCGCCCGTGACCGTGGGATTGCCGTAGAGACCATTCGCCGGGTCATATAGTTCTGGCACATCGCCCACGAGTTGTTGCCATTTCTCGAACTTGTCCTTCGGATAGTCAATGAGTGCCCTGGACATCAGATACTCGCCGGTGAATTCCTGGATCTTGTTCGGACCACAGGTGATATAGACGGACTGAATGGCCGCCGCGCCTAGATAACGGACCCACTGGAACTGTGTCTGAGTAGCCGGGCCGTTTACGAAATCTGTGGGGCGGAATTTACTGTAGATCGCTGGAATCTCAAAGGAGAAATACATGTCGCTCACGAGGTCGCCGACACGATCTACGCGCGCTTTTATCTGGACTGTCTGGTCATACGGATAATCCGTAATACCGTCCATTTTCTTGGACACAGTTTCCTGGGAAAAGTGCGTATACTTCTTGAACGCCTTGTAAAAATAGGTCATATCGGGGTTGCCCGATAGGATCACATTTTGAGCGCCGTAGGCGACAAGAGCTACTAATCCACCGCCCGGCATTCTCTTCTGACTGTGTCACAAGAGATTTAGGCTCTCTGGTTGGTCCACCAACTGTCAATCAGATAGGGAGGCGTGTCCATATTTGTCAGGTCAAACTTGGGACTGGGTCCAATGGCCATCATTGCTTGTATCTCGGAGTACGTGATGGCATAGCCGAAATAATACATGTTACTTATGTATCCTGAGAATTTGCCACTAATGGTCATGTTTTCTCCTGGAGATACGCCCATTTGCTTTGAGGTATTTCCTCCACTGGAATTGTCAAAGAGTTGGGCCGTGAGAATTTGGCCGGAGCCGGCCACACTGTTCGGGAATAGAACCAGGGGCTGGTAGTTCTGGTAGGGGAGTGTACCCTTGAAGCTCGCCTTCTTCGTAAGGTTGCCATTCACATAGACCTCCAAGGCGTTCTTGCGCATCACTAGCGCAAGGTGGAACCACTTGCCGAAGGTGATCTGTTCTACATCCACGTGATTGAACCATGACTCGTAGCTGTTCATTACGATTCTTAGAGTGGGCGCCGCATTTGTGGCATTGGTGGCACTTACAAATACACCGGGGCCTAGAAGAGGAAAGGGAGTGGTTTCATAGCCCTTGTAAAAGATGGTCTTGAATGTATTCGTGCCATCGTCTGAGTCGGGGTGTATGTAGATGAACGTGGTATAAGAAAACTCTATGCCCGTCAGTTGATTCTCGGAGAGGAGGAGGGGCAAATACGTGGAGCTACCTGACATATTGGGATCCTGTATGATGGTTTTCTGGCCCGAGGAAGAATTGGATGTGACCGTTAAAATAGGCACCTTCACTGCCGAATAACCCATCCATAGCTTATACACCTGCTCACAGCACATGAACAGTATGTAGATTACCGCTGTAATTATCAATACAAGGACAATCTGAGGGAATACTTCTGTACTTGCAAAGTCCATTCTAACAATCTATAGCTATTTTACCGAACGGTTATGAAGTTATGAACTTACGAAGGACAAGAATCATAAGGATTCAACGAATTTAGGCTGTCTCCTTTGACTGTTAAAGTAAGGGTGAAATAACTGGATAACCAGTTACTTAAACTGAAAGGCCCGCCGGGCCCTGTCTGATACGTTCTCCAAACTTCTTCCGGGCTCAGGGCGTATTGGTAGTAGTTTATCGAGGAGAAATATCCCTTCAGCTTATCGTCGTTGTCCAAGCCTAAATACGCCGTAGCGGTTCCATTTCCTCCTAGATATCCCGCCTTGTATACACATGATCGGGCAAGTTTACCGTCAATGTATACATCTAGGGTGCGACCATTCGCCACGGTCGACACGAGTACCCAGCGCTGATACTCAATACCATTCACAATGTCGCAGCGGTCGTTGCCGGTGTATTTAGAGCCGGAGTTATAGGAAGAAATTAGGGTAGAAAGCGGGTATTTCGTGGAGGGGCTCGTGCCATCTGCCTGGTCCAGTGTGTTATCAATCGAGTTTTCGCCGTCCATTGTGCTCTGACGTACGACAAGGGCCGCGTTCTTCGGATTGAGGCCAATGTAGAGAAGGGTCTTTCCCCTGTTCGTCTTTGTTGTATTGAACCGGGTTGTTTCGCCGGAGTTAATCTCCAGTAGATTGCAGAGTCTGCTCTGAGATCCCGCAGAACTCTTGCTGTCGATTACGTATACCCACATCGATGTAGAATACTGTCCAGCATTCGTGAATCCTGTGAGAAGCTGTGAGGCTACATATGATTGGCCATCTTTTGTCTTCTTCAAATATACGTTCTGATTGTCTTTCATAACTGTGCCCATGGGCATATTGTACCCGCCAATTTGTGTTATAATGGCCGTATCCTTCTTAGAGAAGAGCCAGTTATACAGTGCGTATAATAAGTAGAGCACGACAATAACTATGATAAAGCCGATGAGATTGGAACCATATCCTCCACCACGCATTCTGTAATGCGTCTAGGAATAATTTGTTTGATACACCATAAATTGATTCGGGGGTTTTACATCAGGAAGGCCGGTGCAATTTCCGAAAAAGCATTTCGGGAGAACGAACGCCGACCAGGGAAGGGGGTCATTAATATAGGGTATCCCGCGTGTATCCAAAATGGTATGGGCATCTGCCTGTACCTCAGGAGCATATGATGCGCCATTGGTACCTTTGAACATGCCAATCAAACCACCCCACTTCTTATTTCCTACCGTAATATTCTGGCTGCCAGAGTCGGGATTTAAAGGGGGGTACGTAGTCATTTTACTTATTTGGAGTTTCGCCCCATAGTATACATCAAAACGCCGTCCTTCTTTTACAATCGTAATCATCGTCCATTTTTGTAGGGGTATTGTCGGAAGGGGTATTGCCTCCATGTAATGTTGGCCAGAATCTAGGCCAGTGCGAATTTTGAGAAGCGCCGGTACGTAGGGCTTGTCGTTCTGGTTTGTATAGCCTGACGCCCAGAGTTGTACATATTCCCCTATGGAAAGCAATTTGGACATGTGTCCAGAGTCAGATGAATCTAGAGCGCATCTGCCACAATCAGTGCCCATACATTTACAGGGTCTATACGAATAATTGGCACAGTCGGGAGCAAATTTTTCCGGGGCTTCTGCCTTGTGATCTATACAATCGACCGTCATGACCGTCTTTGGGGAAGCGTCCACGTAAATCGCGAAACGCAGTGTACACGGCGCCAATGTCCATGTGAAATCTGTCGGGGTTAGGACAGTTGTTCCAGGTACGGAAAGGTCATAGGTTTGTTTTGGACCCTGATACTGTGTCTTGATGTACCTTCCATAACGCAATGACAGATATAGAATTAATAATAGTGCTCCTACAAATAGAAAAACTTCTAGGAACATTCTAATGGTGTATGTGACTAATTTAAAAGGCCAGTTACAGTATTCGCAACTGCCTTAGACGCAGCCACTATCGAGGAACTGTCGCTAGAGCACGGAGTTGCTGCGTCGGGACTTAGGCCAAAATCCTTGTCAAGCGCCAGAGCAGGGCGCGCAGAAATAACTTCTTTGTATGTGATTGGCCTGGACCATAGATGGAAATTCTGTACGTATATACTGTGCCTCGGGTTATTTGTCCATTCTGGAGAAGAATAAAAGAGTTGCATGCCCGAAGTACCGTCAGAAGGCATGGCGATGGATTCAGGCACAAGGCGCTGGAATACTTGTTTACTGTTCAAGTATGTCGTAAACATCTTGTCTTCCACGACGAGAGTAATACGGAATGGAGTATATAAAGGAATATTTTTGATAGGGGCAGTATTGTATTGTTTTGAACCGGAGAAAAAGGTGATGACCAAGTCATTCGTGTCTGTCAAGTACATGATCATAGATGATCGTTTTTTCATATAATTGATGAAGGAATCGCCGGTGAACGTGGCGTCTATTTTAGAAGGGGCTGGTATAGGTGCGCCGGCCTTGTATAAAATGAGACGCGTGCTGGCATTTGACGTGGCCAACTCTCTGACATATAAGTCGATGCCGAAAGAAAACATCTTTATGTAGGAAGTCCCATAGAGTTTATCATCTTTCTTAGGAACAGGATCCGAAAATGCGGGTTGTGTCTTGTCTTTCCAGTAAACAAGGTCATTTGTTATACCGGGGACGGGTATCACTCCAGGAGAACCGGGGTAGAAACTGAAGATAGGTGTTACTGTATAATTTATAACCACGAGCACTAGGAATAGTAGAAACGAGTAAAGAGTAAAATAGTATGATACCCGTATCCAATATGCGCTTGTGGATTCCGAGGTGCTGTTTGAATATTTAGTGGTTCCAGAAGAAGAAAATAAGGAGGTAAAGGGGTTGGTAGCCACGGCCGCGGTGGCCGTGGAAGAAAACCAGGGCGCGGAGGGTTTGGCGGCGGTGGCAGTCGTGGAAGAAAACCAGGGGGCCGAGGGTTTGGCGGCTGCGGTGGCCGTCGTCGAAGAAAACCAGGGCGCGGAGGGTTTGGAGGTGGCGGCGGCAGTCGTGGAAAACGGCCACCCAGAACTTATTACAGGTTTCGCAGGAGCAGCGGCGGCCAAAAGAGGTCGTTGTAAGGGATTCTGTGGCAAACCGGAAACCGAAGATATTACAGAAATAGCATCCCGCGCTCTAAGATTTGTTGGCAACTTTGCGAATGCATTGGATGCCGCCTTACCAATTGCAGCACCCAGACTTTTAGGATTCGCAAATATTTCTCCAATGGTACTGGGTCTTTCATTTGTAGTACTCATGGTATAACCCCTCTACCGTATAATATAAAAGTTAAGAACGCTACTTCTTAAATTTTAGATTTGACTGGTTTACAAATTAGCTTTCCGCGTCTTTCTGGCCGACATCTCCCTCTTCGTCTTCAGAGTCATCGTGCGCGGATTAAATCCGGCCTTTTTGAAGTACTGGTTTGTATCCTTGGTATTACATTCGCGCAACTTTTCGCGCAAGTAGCACACAAAGCTGACACGGGAATAAGGCTTTTCAGCCCCCAGTGTGCCCGTTTTCAGATCGTCCTTATGAATCCTCGGAAGAGTCTTATTGAAGGCCGCGTCTTCTGGCAGTTCGTACATCTCCGTGTTTGTATGCCACTCATGAACGTCCATGGCCAAGAAATCCCCCGTGCGAACATTGAAGCCTACGCCGTACTGGGGAAAGAGTGTGTACCCTCCTTGGTATTTCCCACGCTCTATGACGGATAAATTGCCATACCCTTCCTTGAAATCCCCTGCGTCCTTGTGAAGCGCCGTCCGAAAATTGCGATTGACGGTGACAGAGGAAAACGAAGTTCCTGTGATGTGTAAAAGGGGTTTCTGCTCTGCCGCCGCGCGCTGTAGCTTGTACCGGTCCGGGACAAGCTCTCGGAAGCAGTCGTCAATGGCTTGAATGAAGGGCAGTCCGTGTTTATAGTATTTCCAGAACCTGGCCGTGTACGAGGTAAGACGACACGGGAGTTTCATAAAGGGCGTGGCGTCAAAATATCCGAGCACAGAGCTAAATACGTTGTTATTCACACGCATATTGCTCACGGCTTTACCATCCAGTTTATACTTGGCCGACCATCCATTGATATCTGTCGGATTTTTGCCCTTCCAGTACTTTCCTTTTACATCGATCGGACCGGCGGCCGCCCCGCGGTTCCTTGACGGCGCTGCCGTAATCCAGAATCCTTCCCAGCCGATTTTAATAGTGGCGGGATCTATGACCTGTTTACGGAGTTTGGCGAGCAGTACCTCTTTTCCATCCTTTTCCGCGTAAATATCTACATCTGTGTCAAAGATGGTGTAGATAGTGCCTTGAATTGTGGCCTTAATATTCCCATCGCTATGACGGCGCACCTTACCCTTTTCCGCGTCATTGAAATGCGTGCCTTCTAGGGCTTTTATTTCTTCGGCGGTCAGCACAGGTTTTACGACGACCTTTTTCACCTGTTTGCGCAAGGGCTTTTTCTCCTTGGGTTCGAACCCCTTGTAAATATCTGGGGGGAACTTCTGGAGCTCCATCTGCTATAAGCCCCTCTAAGATTTCTCCATCAACCAGAAAGTGCCGCCAACGGCCAGTGTAATTCCTATGCCGATTCCTAGGCCGCGCAAGAACGCCGCATAATCGGCCTCCAAGAAGTCATTCGGCGTATATACAGGCGACCTGCCTCTTTGGCCCAGACGAGAATAATACTGGATTGCCTGCGTTTCCGTGAATTCCGGTTTTTTCAGGATTTTGTTGACTTCGTTGTGGAGTAGAATCGTCCAGCGGAATAGGTCGGTGCGATTATCTAGGTGGGGTGTAATAGGGTATTTCTCGATGTGCGCATTATAGTGGTCTCTGCAAATCGGGCAAGGAATCAATAATCGCATGCTTTCAAAGAAATCCCTGGCGGCTTTTTTATGGGCGTGGGATGGTTTCATGGGATATCCAAGCGCCACGATGTGTATCGTGTGCCAGAAAAATGGTCCCCAGGTTTCAGGAGGGATATGCATTCTATTGTATATTCGGGAGATTAATGGTCTAAAAAACGCTCGTCATGTCTTTGAAGGAAGGATGGAGAGACAGCGGAATAACGTCATCTGTACGAACTGTGGAGGGCAGGGTCACGCATTTCGCCAATGTATTGCTCCTGTAACAAGTTATGGTGTTATCATGGTTCGTCCTACGAGCAGGGACTTTGATGTTGCGGCTTCGTTGGCAAATAACCCGGGTTTTGTCACGGGCATGGAAAACCAGCCGATGGAGTTTCTCCTGATTCAACGGCGCGATAGCCTCGGATTTATTGAGCTTATGCGTGGCCGTTATAAGGTGACAGATATTGACTATATTCGTCTACATATGGGCGGAATTACCGAGGAGGAGCGGACCAAATACAGCACCGGCCCGTTTGAGAAGCTGTGGGCGGGTATGTGGGGCCTTGATCATTCGCACCTTTACAAGAATGAGTACGAGATCGCAAAGGCAAAGTGGGAACAGATTCACGAGGGTGTGACCGACGTGAATGGGAAACGTTGGACGGT